TTATGCTGGCACGCCATCACCCTGAAATTCGACAATATTCCGACTTGGATGTACAGCCGGGTCGTGATTGTGGAGCCACCCCTCAATAAGCACTTGCAGATCCCCGCAAATGCCGAACGCTTTCCAAAATGATACGCGGGTGGTGGCACTAATAGTGCAAGCGTCCCATCCTGTGGTCCGTGCTTGCATAGTGGCCGCGTATTCAAACTGCTCTGAGAACGTCTGCTGCTTGCCCTTCTTGTTAGTAACACGTCCTTTAGCACCAGCACGTTTCATCATCAACGCGAACTCTTGCAGAATCGGCACACCTGAACAAATGGCAAGCTCGCAGCGGCCAATAGCGTCAGCAAGTGCATGCCAACGATCGGCGAAATTCCGAACGGCCACGACATCCTTCGACAGCATGCGATCTGGATAACGCACCATGCGCCATCCCTCACCACATTCAACTGGTCGTGACTGGCAGAATTCCACCTCTTCAAAACAATCCGCCACTTCCATCTTCATGTTCATACCATAGTTCGAGGCAATGTGCATCACATCCAATTTGGGCAGGTCCTTCCGCTCGATTATGACGACGGAATCGTCACCATCAAGCAGGATTTCACCCTGAACCCCAGATCGTCGCAACCACGCGTTGAGTATCATCATATTGAGCACGCAATTGCCAAGTGCGGTATTAGCGTCACCCGACATCCGCGTGCCCTCGATCTTATAACGCAAGCCACGTTTGGTGTAACCGCGATTGTGGACTTGCATTGACAACAACCACTTGAGGCGGTCATTGCCGGGCATACAACGTGTGTAGAATTCGTGCTCTATAGCCAGAAGTTGCGTGTGTACATGGGCGTCCCATGCGGTGGCATCCAATAGCACGGCAACCGGATCCACCATTTCGTCCCACTTGCGCTTCAAGATGCGTGCCCGCTGAGTGTGGTTAAGGCACTTGGCAATGTTGCGCGTGCCAGTTCGTCCGAACTGCATACGCGCATACACCTCATGCTCAATGCTCTTCAAACCTGCGGCCATCAATGCTAGGTTGTATTCCGGCGACCGGTACTGAACCGATCGACCGGCCTTTCCGGCTCGCAGTTTCTTGACATCAAACTTCTCCGCTTTCAACATCATCTTTATCAGCGCATCTTTCGGACAGACATCCCACTGTTCCCTGAGCCTTCTCATGGCGCGCCAATAGCGTGCCCGCTTTGCTGGTGGCATGCGGTTTATGACACTCTCATATGTCCAGGTTTTAATCTTTTCCAACCGCATGCGTTCCAGCATCCGGAACATCTCTGCTCTCAGCTCATCTATGCCGGTAAATGTAACCGACACTGCTGGATCGTCTGTCAGGTGCCGATTGTGTAACGACACCAGTTCGTTGCAAATACAATCATCATGGTCGTTCACATGGTATGCCATCTCGTACTCATACAACTTCTCTGGCAAATTGACTATTGCGTGTGTTTGTCTGTATTGTGTGTGGTGGCAGATGCCTTCGCGCGGTAGGGTGATGCTGGCCACATTCCGTGTACATGCTGCACCCGCACCAACG